TGCCATATGACTCTCCTGTCAAGAGAAAAATGTGTCAGGCGAGCGCCAGGGTGGCGCTCACCGTCAGTTGAAAACGCGGTACCCGCGAATCCGGGTCCGGGAAGGCATACACCGCATTGACAGCGGAGTACGCGACGATGGGGTCGAGCTGCCAGGCGAGGATCGCGTCAGCGACCTCATCAGCAAGCGCAGACGCCTCAACCTCTGTCGGGGCCCATGCTTGGACTGCGAACATCGGCAAATCCCACAGATGCGTGCGACTCCCGCCCGTACGCTCGACCGTGATGAACTTCGAGGGCCGTCGCTGCGGCACGCGATTCGCCACCTTCACACTCGGGAATTTGCGCTTCAAGTACGCGATAAGCGCAGCGGTTGACGACGTCATACACGCCCCGCATTCAACGCCTTAAGCAGCGCATTATGACGCACCGTGTCACGCCGGGCCTTGAAAGTCGCAGCCTTGACGACGCCGTGCGGCCTCGTCTTACCCTGCTGCACAGACGCCTCAAAGCCCTTGCCCGCCGCCGACGCGATCCGCTCTGCAGCGGACTCAATCATCGGCGTCGCCAAAGCGCGGAGCGTGTCATTTTCGATCTTGATCCTCACAGCCTCACCCCTCCACGAGCCTGGCCTGCACAGGGCGATTCCACATGCCAGGCGTCGAATCTTTTGAGTAAGGCTGCGGATCGCCGATCACTTCCCAGTTTCTGCCCCGCCACCCGATCAAACAGCCTTTCAGACTCCCGATATAGGTCTTAGGGAAATGGAAAGTCATGACCGTCGCGTCGCCGGCCGGCCGCTCCGCCCCCAAATCCAGCGACGAGACCGGAGCCACCAACACATTACTCACTGTCTGTGCCGACCCGTATTCGACCGGCTCATTGCCGAACTCATCGACCGCGGCCGGCCGCCCGATCCGCAGGGCGATACGCTCTCCGAAGATCACGCGCGCACCCCAATCGTTCGGACAGACGCAAACCGCCTCAGACGGATCCCCAGCCGATGCCTGTGCACACGCGTGAAGCTCATCGACCCCACCGGAGCGCTAAACGTCGACGACTGAGAATACGGTCCACCCGTGACCGTCGACTGCGTCGCACCATACGCGAAGCCATCCGCCTGCTGCCGGATCGCATACCGCACCATGTCGCACACGACGTCCTCATACGAGTCACGCCGGATCGACCCGCCCGCGAGCGCGGCGGCNCGCGGCGGCGAGGTCGATCCCGTCTGCGGCGAGCTCGTCGCGGACGATACGCGCAGCTCGGGGAAGCGCGGCTTCGATGACCTGCGAGCCTACCTGCGATTCCTCGGAGGGGCCGTAGCGGGTGCGGAAGGCTGTCATCTTCACTTCGAGCGGGTCGTCCGCTGGTGCCATGCTCAGCCTCCTAGCTGCTAGTCGGTGGGCGCGTCCTCCGCGTCAGCGACGGCCTCGGGTGCCGGTTCGGGCTGCGTGTCGCCAGCCTCGCTGGTGATGCCGAAGTCGTCGCCGAGGACGTCGAGGATGATCTCGGCGTCAGCGGCCGGGACGGTCGCGAGGCCGTCCTCGAACTGCACGTGCGGGGTGGTGACGAGCAGGGTCGGAATCGCGTCGCAGCGCAGAGTCACCATGTCGATTTTCTTCTTCGCCATGCTTGATCAGCCTGCCGCCACAGTCAGGACGCCGTGCGCCTTCTCGTTGCCGTACTTGAGGCCAATCTCGCCGTAGAGCATGATCCTCTCAGATGCGCCGGTCTTGGACAGCGGCTCGGCGAAGAAATGGCCCTTCCCGGGCACCTCGAGGAACGCAGGGGCGAGCTGCTCGAGGGAGACGACCGCGAGCTTCGTCGCAGGCATGTAGCGATTCAGCATGACGTTGAAGCTGCCGAAATCTGTTTCCAGCTTCTTAAGGTTGACTCCGCCGAGGTTGCGATCTTCCTGCTTGAAGCCGTCCTTGACGAAAAGACGGGTCAGAGCGCGCTTGAGCGTCGAGTTAACGATGATCGTGCGGGTCTCAGTCTCCTGGACGCCGCCACCGTCCCAGACCTTCTGGATGAGGTCGAGGACGTCGTCTGCGGTCAGCTCGCTCGCCTTATGCGTGGTCGTCGCGACATTGGTCGTAATGGCCTGCAGCAGGCCACGCGTCTTACGCGGCTGCGCGTTCGTGGTCGGCTTCGCGTACGTGCCGGTGATGAACGTCTTTTCCACGTCGCGTGCGGTCTGCACAATCTGCGACTGCAGCTGCTTGGCGAGCTCGTCAGCGGGCAGCGTGGTCGATCCCAGCTGCACAGCGGTGCCGGACGGGCCGTACTGGCGATGCGCGCCCATCTTCGTGTACGACACAGACACAGCTTCCTGGTGAATTTCCAGGACGTTCTCGACGTTAGCTCGAGTTCGGGTCTCGAAGGTCGTCACGTCCGCACCCTCGACGCGCTGACGATTGTCGGCAGCGTCGCGCAGGTCCTCGACCTGCCAGCTGAAAGTCGTCGACTCGACGGACTCGCCGCCAGTCAGACCACCAATCGAGGACAGCAGCGGCGTGTCCTCCGGGGACGCGACGAAGATCTCGCCGACGTAATTCGGGCAATTATACGTGGTTGCCATCTCGGTAATACCGGGCATACGTAATCTCCTATCAAGAGAAGGGGAATAGGTCAGTTGGTGGATTCAGCGGTCAGGCCCGCGAGCTTGACCGCCTTGAGACGCGCCGACAGCTTGAAGTCGCCAGCGGTCTGCGCCGCCGCGATCTGCTCATCAAGAGACAGAGACGACGGACGAGGCGGGAAAACACCCGCACCCGAATCCGCGAGCGCGGGCACGGCCGACGTGGCCGTGGCACCTCGCCAGTCGGCGAGTCGCTGCGCGATCTGCTTGATCTCGTCCTCGGTGTCACCGTGGATAAGATCGGCGGGGACGCCGTACTCGGAGGCGGCGGCGGCGATCAGCTTGGCTCGGTGCGCCTGCGCTTCGAGGGCTGCGACCTGAGAGCGCAGTTCCTCGATGGTGGTGTCCTTACCGCTGATCGCTTCCGTGAGCGCTTCGAGCTGCTTGTGGTCGGCCTTAGCGCGTCGTTCCCACGTGCGGGCGTGGGCCTTCCAGTCCTCGGCGGCGTCGTCCTGCGTGGCCTCCTGCGAGGTCTCTGCGGCGTCGGTGCGGTCGGTGTCCTGGACGGGCGGATCGGTGGGGGAGGTTTCGGTCGGTGCCTGCGCGCCGTCCTTGATCTCCTGGTCCTGCTCGGTGGTGTTTTCCATTTGCTTTCCTTCCATTGCGGAGAGAACGGGGGTGGATGGCCAGGCTTTGCGCGCGGCCTGGTGTGTAAAGACCCCGCACGCCAGGACGGCTGCGGGGTAGCTATGTGGTCACGGCTTCGGCGTGTGACCGTCCGTGAGCTTGTCAGCAAAGAGAGTTCGCATGCGCTCTGTGATGACGCGCGGATCATCGATAAGCGACTCATCTTCTTCGAGAGACTTGATTGTCTCCTTGTACATGTCCTCGTACTTCGAGACGTCGTACCCCCTGATGCGGGGCTTCTTCGACCATGAGGGCACGATCTGACAATCGCACTTGAAATGCGAGCGCGTGAATTGAGCGGATGCCTCACTGCGATATATGAAGCCTCGAGAGGCCCAGAGCATGCACCAGGCGCACGTCTCAGCGCCGGTCGGTACACGCGCGAACCTCGTCCGCTTCGGGTCGCCTGTGGCCGCGTGCTGCATCGTCGCCCTACCTGAGTCTGAGATCAGCTTGCGAGCACCGTTAGTAAGACGTACGAGTGCCTTCGCACCGTCGACCCCCTCGCGCAGATCACGTAGCGTTGCGCCGACGATCTTCTCCGCATCATCCTGATCAACGAGGCCGGACGGCATCGTCGGTGAATAAGGCTTCGCCACGCCCTCGATCTCTCGCTGCTTCTCATACCATTCAAGCGCCGCCGACGACGCGACCTCAGCCGATTCCTCGACGAGGCGCGGATACAGCTGATACAGAGCGTCCTCAAGCGTCCCGAGATCATCGAGCGGCAGGCGCTTCCACAGCGCCCGCAGCCTGCGCTCAGCGAGATCGCCCGCGCGATTCTGCGTACGCGCGAGCTGCTGCACATCGTGAATATGCACGCCGCCCCCTTACGATCTCTACTTCTCTTCGAGCTCCTTCGAGTCGGCCTCGGACGCCGATAAACGATCAAGGAGACCGGACGCCTCAGCGCGGCGCTTGTCCGACATCAGGCGCGCGATCTGCGACCCCGAGTAACCCAACTCTTCAAGGACGACCGGGGACTCAGCAAGCCACGGCAGCGCGCTGATCTGCTTCACGATGGCGTCAGACTGCGAGACAATCGACGGGTGCGCCGGATCGCCCCAGCGCGTCGCCAGAGACCGCAGCTCCGGCGTCATCTCATCAAGCCCGTCACGCATCATCACCGCATGCGCATACACGCGGCTCAGCGCAGCGTCGAACACACGCTGCGCATTCTTCGCCTTGATGACAAGCTCCTCCTTCGCCGCATACAGAGCCTCAGCCGACGACGGATTGTCCTGAATCACGCCGAGCGACGAGACCGGCAGGGACGACACGCCCGACAGCTCGGTAGCGAGAGCGCGCATCTGCTCCGTGAACGGCTGGCTTGACTGCTGGGGGAGGACCGTGACCTTCGGTCCCTCCGGCTCCTCACCCGACGAAATCGTCTTGATCGTGCCCAGCTTCCAATCCCACGAGCGTAGATCGTCGATCAGATCCGAATCGACGCCAGACAGCAGGATACCGGGAGCCGTGAAAAGCTCCGTCGCCAGCTCCTCACGCAGCACCGTGCGCATCGCTCGCTGAGTGATGCTCATGACGTCACGGGAGATCCGCGAGCGCCCGAGCGGACGGTCAAGAGACGGCTCGAAGGGAAGCGCCTCCATCATGGGCGCGCCCATGCCGTGCAATTCGGCGTGGATGATCCGCCACGCCTGAGCCGTATTCAGCTCGACAACGTAGGTCGAGTCGGCGGTGTACAGCGTGAAGCGTGTCGGACGTCCGGCGTCGTCGATGTCATCGATAGTCAGCCCGTAGGACAGACGGCGACGTACGCGGTCCCAGAGGCCCGCAGCCCAGTCCGCCGAGTGCCCCTGAATGATCACAGGCGGCTCACCTGCCGCCTCG